TCTGTCTATCCGTCCCCGATGCAGTCCAAACTCCACGAAGACAGTCCATTTACAGCCAGACCAGTCCAGAATTAACCCGATGCCACCCAAACGATCCAAACCCCTACGAGGGGCAACTAAACCAAGGCTTCAATCCATACCTCTTAAGGGTGCGAATAAACTCCAAGATGTAAAAGACCTCTGTGAGATAATTAAGATGCCTTTACTTCCATGGCAGGAGTATGTGCTTAAGGACATGCTTACCGTGGACAAGTCAGGCAACTGGATTCGCAAGACTAACTTGCTTTTGATTGCAAGACAGAACGGTAAGACCCACTTAGCTCGTATGCTTATCCTTGCTCATCTACTCAAGTGGGAAACCAACGTTCTGATCATGTCCTCTAATCGGAGCATGGCCTTAGATACCTTTAGACAAGTAACCGACATATTGGAGAACAATGACCATCTCAAAGGCTTCGTCAAGCAAATCCGCCATGCTAATGGAACAGAGTCTATACTCATGTTATCTGGAGCAAGGCTTGACGTTGTTGCGGCAACTAGAGACGGTTCTCGCGGACGATCTGTCAATGGCCTCCTCTTCATCGATGAACTCCGAGAAATTACAGAAGAAGGATACCGAGCAGCTACACCAACGACTAGAGCGCACCCAAATTCTCAGACGCTTCTGTGCAGCAATGCAGGAGACGCTTTCTCAGTCTCACTAAATTCTTTACGCTCCCTTGCCTTAGAAAATCCTCCTAAGAGTTTTGGATTTTACGAATATAGCGCGCCACAATATTGCAAAATTACAGACCGAGTAAATGGCTGGGCGCAAGCCAATCCAGCACTCGGCTACACGATCACGGAGGAAGCCCTTGAAGAAGCCGTTGCTACAAGCCCTATTGAAAACACTAGAACTGAGTTGCTCTGCCAATGGATTGATTCTCTCTCGTCTCCTTGGCCTCATGGAGTCCTTGAGGACACCTCCGATGCTTCGCTCACGATTCCAGTCGGCGGTTATACAGTCTTTGCTTTCGATGTGTCTCCTTCTCGCCGCAATGCAAGCCTCGTTGCTGGTCAGATATTGCCTGACGGCAGAATTGGTGTGGGGATTCTCCAAACGTGGGAAAGCCAAGTCTCTGTAGATGATCTAAAGATTGCAGCTGAAATAAAGGGCTGGGCAGATCAATATCGTCCGCGCCAAATCTGCTTTGACAAGTACACGGCTCAATCTATCGCTGACCGACTCTCCAATTCAGGTCAAGTGACGATGGATATCTCTGGAGCAGCGTTCTATCAGGCTTGTGGTGATCTCTTAGATGCCTTGGTCAATCACAGGCTGGTTCACTCTGGGCAAGAGAACTGGGTGCAGCAGATGAATAACTGCGCAGCTAAGACCAATGACTCATCATGGCGCATTGTTAAACGAAAAAGTGCTGGAGATGTATCGGGTGCAATTTCTACTGCCATGGTTGTGCATCAATTAACGAAACCACAACAGGTAGCGGCAATCTACTCCGAATGACCTATATGTAGTGTATAATTGCCCTCTATGGGTCTCTTTTCGCGTAAGCCACAAATCGTTGAAGCGCAATACGCACCGCAGGTTATGGGCGAAAATATGCCTAGCCTGTACAACGCAATCTTTGCAAGAGTTTCACGCCACGATGCTATGTCAGTCCCTAGCGTTGCTAGAGCGCGCAATCTAATCTGCGGAACTGTAGCTTCTATTCCTCTTGAGTATTACAAGACCTCAACAGGTGAAGTAATTGCTCCACCTCGATGGATCAAGCAATTATCTAAGAATCAGCCATCATTTGTTACTCTCACTTGGTGCGTGGACAGTCTCCTCTTTTACGGGGTGGCTTATCTTTTAATTACGGAACGCTACGCAGAAGATGGACGCCCTGCACAATTTGAGTGGATTGCTAACTCTCGTATTACTTTTACGACAGACCTTGAAGGCATCATGGTCACACAGTATTACATGGACTTGAAACCGATTGACATGAACGACATTGTTACGATTCAAGGATTTGATGAAGGCGTATTAGATCGTGGAAGTCGCACAATCCAAGCGGCAATCGATGTTGAACGAGCAGCAGCAGTTAATTCTGCACAACCACAACCTGCTGGCTATTTGAAGAACACAGGCGCAGACCTTCCACCTAGCGAAGTTTCGGGACTTCTTGCAGCTTGGAAGCGTGGCGCACAATCAAACTCAACTCGCTACTTAACCTCCACTCTTGAATACAACGCAGTCGCTTTCAGTCCTAAAGACATGATGTATAACGAAGCAATCCAGAATTTATCTACACAGATTGCTCGCACAATGAATGTGCCTGCATATTACTTGTCTAGCGACATGAACACCACAATGACTTATGCCAACGTCCAAGATGAGCGCAAGCAATTCTATGCACTCTCTATAGAGCCTTACATTCAGGCTATTCAGAGCAGATTCTCCATGGACGATATCTCTACAGCAGGGCATGAGGTCAAGTTCTGCGTAGGCGACACATTCCTCAAGCAAGACCCTCTCGTTGAGATTCAAGTGCTGGAGAAGCTACTTAGCCTTGGACTCATTACAACTGAACAGGCAATGTCAATGACAGATTTAACACCAAACGGAAGTGAAGGTCTCTAATGGATCAACTCATCATCGAAGCATCGTCAATCGAGTGCAACGAAGAACGCCGCGAAATCTCAGGCAAAATTGTGCCAATGGGAACAGGCGAAATTGGCAACACCAATATGGGAGGCGTTGTCTTTGAAGCAGGGTCTATTGACATCGAAGATCCGTCAAAGATTAAGTTACTCAGCCAACACGATGTGAAGAAGCCAGTGGGACGTATGCTTACAGCTACAGTCCGACCAGATGGCATCTACGCAACATTTAAGCTCTCACGATCAACAGGCGGCAATGACGCACTTATCCAAGCACAAGAAGGTTTAGTATCTGGACTTTCTGTAGGTGCAGAAGTAATTTCATCAAAGCCTTCACGCGATGGACACATTGTTGTCTCAGCAGCACGTCTCAAAGAAGTTTCTCTCGTCACAGAGCCAGCATTTAAATCTGCTCAGGTGCTTGAGATTGCAGCAGAGGAAACAATCCCTGCTGAACAAACCCAACCAGAAAGCGAGCCCATTGTGGAAGAAACCACTCAGGCAGAAGCTCCAGCAGTTGAAGCGGCAGCAGTAGAAGCGGCTCGCCCAACAGTTGTAGCCAATCTTCAAGTTAAGGAGCGCATCGCGCCTCTTACATCAGCACAGTACCTCGATGCAAGCATCAAGGCAGCAATGGGAGACGACTCAGCTCGCCGTACCATTCTTGCAGCAGATGACTCAACATCAACCAACACAGGTTTGACACTTGCGCCACACCTAAACACATTCCTCACAGATACATTCTCAGGTCGCCCAGCATTTGACGCTGTGACTCGTGGATCACTTGCAGGAATCTCAGGAATGTCATTTACCATTCCACGCCTTTACACAAACGCTTCATCTGCTAACACAGCACCAACAGTTGCAGCAATCAACGAAGGTGTAGCAACATCTGAAACAGGCATGACTTCTGCTTATGACACAGTTTCAGTTCAGAAGTATTCAGGTCTCAATGAGGTCTCATTTGAACTTATTGACCGTTCATCTCCTGCGTTCATGGAATTGCTCATGGCGGAACTCCGCAAGGCTTACGAAAAGGCAACAGACACAGCACTTATTACTGCGTTTGGAACTTCAGGTACAGCAGCAGCAACAACAGCTGCAACAGCAGCAGGACTTCAGTCATTCATTGCAACTGAGTCAGCAGCAGCATACAAGGGAACAGGTGGCGAATACGCTCGCAAGCTCGTAGCATCAACTGACGTCTGGGCTGCCCTAATGGGTTATACAGATGACAACAAGCGTCCTCTCTACGCAGCAGCACAACCACAGAACGCATCTGGCGCAGTTTCAGTTGGTTCAAATGTTGGAAACGTACTTGGTACAGACCTCATTGTGGATCACAACATCACAACAGCTGGCGTCATCGATGACTCAATGTTCCTCGTTGCTCCTGGTTCTGTCTATACATGGGAATCACCTACAACTGAACTTCGCGTCAATCTTCTTGGCACAGGTCAGATTCAGATTGCACTTTACGGATATCTTGCAATCTACGTTGGTAAGTCAGGCAAGGGCGTTCGCCGCTTTAACCTTACATAATAACAACACCCTAAGTCGCTCAAGGGGGCTGCCAGAGCCCTTGCAGTCCCCTTGAGTCTTT